AGATCATCCCAACCCCCCTCATAATGAGGTAGCTATAGCTAAATCAGAAGATGGGCTAGATTATCATCTTACCCCACTTCATGATTAGCTCGCCATATGCTTGGTCGATAGACATCGGCGGTTCGGAAACCCCGAGAAGCTCGTCTAGCGCGTTGGCATATGTCGGACCGGTCTTGAGGAACCTTTGATATTTATAAATATCAAAGGCTCGGCGTTGAAGAACAGAATCGAGAGGATTCGCAAACTTAACGAACCCTACCGGTAGTTCTTTCGCACCCACGTAACCGTTCTGTACGTAGCTATGTACAGACGTCTTAACAAATTGAGCGATGCATGGAGATAACTCTATCTTCTCTCCCTCAATTGTGTAACCTGATGGTATGTATGATTTTGCAACTTCGGCAAAATCCCACATATCAGGACAGCTTGAGCCGGCGACTGATGATGTCACACCGGGTCTAGCCGATAGGATTAGATCCCTGACGAACATGCTAGCTTCATAAGAGACATAATATAGTCTCTTTTGTAAGTCTATAAGCATGGTTGTTGAATCGTCAGTCTTCCCTCTATAAGTATCCTTATAGAGTCTCTTACCCAGATTAACTCCCTTGTTGGAAAATCTTCCGATTACAGGAAATCTAGGGTAATAAGTGGTGGTTAACCGAATACCATTATAGTATTCTTCTCCACAGGATTCGCGATATTGACCTGACACGAAGGACTTATCATTATTAATGATGAACCCCAAATCCGTGTATATATCAATGGCGACATCTACAGCTGACGTACTAATACATACGTCATCTCCGTAAACGGATGCGTAGCACGAATGCACATCGATACTATCATCGAATGTCATCGTCAGATCGCATGCGTATTTAGCGATAGCATAGAACACTATCGTTTCTATTATAAAGGTGAAGGAATGCCCAGCCGTAGAGGCCATTTGCATTTGTCTTCTCCGGTTACCCACCTGAGTACAAGTACTCAGCAGGGGTTCAATACGTCGTAAGACTTCTCTTGGGAAAAACTCCCTAAGCATAGTCTTAGTAACCGTATCGGAAGCATTCGAAAAATCCAAGGTGGCTATAGAGCCGTCCTTAGATCCCTCGTATGCTAGTATTTGATTCCTAGTCTGATCTGTGACGTCAATACAATCAGGTAAATAACGCTGCCAGATCTGAGCCATCACATTAGCGTATGCCTGTCTTCTGACAGGTTCCATAGCTATGATTCTTGAAGCCTTATATGACTTCGGGACAGCTTTGACTACGGAATAGTCGGAATCTCCCTCCCATGGCTCATCCCAGAATGGGAGAACATATGGGAGCCCGAAGGGCTGTTTGAACATGTCAGGATAGACCATAGCTAAATAAGTTAGCTTGTCTCCCAATGTTCGGAAACCCTCAGCCGAGGTACCAGTTGTAGGGACGAAGTCGTAGACTCCGAGACCATCCCATTCAGACACTAATTTATCCCAATCAATGAGACTTGAGATAATGTCTCTGATGTGCCACACATGGTATCGAGATAATTCCTTACGCTGTAACAATTTAGATCGATTTTCGATCGCGGCGAATTTCTTTAAGGACTCAGCTTGTATGATATCATTATCACAAGGTGAAAACCTTTTTAGGAATCGCAATAATTGCAACAGCGTAGCCATGTCATCATGTAAGAAGTTAAGCTCAGTGCTAACATGGGCACTAGCAGC